GTTGTTCTTTTACGAACTAATAGTCGTAATGGTTTAATTTTAATGGTTTCTAAAAAGCCAAGACCAATATTTAATTCATTACTGGTATTGTTTTGTTGAGTTTGAGCAGTATCTACGTCAATAGAAAGTTCGGAAAATCTATCTTCCATATTAGTAGTGTATTTTCCTAATTCTAATTCCATTAACCCTGTAAGAGAGTGAGTTATTTCAAGAACTAAATATTGATTTCTAGGAATGTTTTCTTGTTTTATTTCGACATCTACAATATCTCCGACTTTAATTTGACTAATATTAGCATGTCCAACTTTAATTTTAAGTTTCTTATTATCTGCTTTATGCAGTCTAAGTAATTCTTTTGCTCTTGTATCTACTTCTTCTTGAGTAGATAGTTTCCTTTCAAAGACTTTCAATGATTTTCTGCCTATTTTTTTCACACTTCTTAAATCTTGTCTCTTAGACTTATGGGATTTTCCATGAACTATAATTTCATTATATTCATCAAATGTGCTATCCAATACTTGATACTCATAAATACGAATATCTCCATTATCACTAATAAGCAAATTAGTATAGAAGTCAGAACTCTCTTTGTTTTTAATTGTAAAAGTATCTTCTGTTTGTATTAGAGTCTTATCTTTCTTTTGTAGTAAAAAGTTTATTGCTTGGAATAAACTAATACCGTCAAAATTAGGTGCTACAAATAGAGGGTAGTCCTCTCTTGTAATAGTAAAAGAAGTATCTTGTTCTTCTAATAGTTCTTCTATAATATCTTCTGCTTCATTACAAATACTTACAACAGAACCAATCATAGCCCTTTTAGAACCAGTATCAATAGGCGATTCTCCACCAATAGTTAATGAAGTAATCTCCGAAACAGAAACTACTCCAAGAGTCTCTTTCATTTCACTCAAAGTTAATTCTTTTCCTATTGAAGAATTAGAATTGTAACTTAAGTCAGTAGCGTAAGTAGTCTGTCCATCACTCATACAATATCTACCACCTTTATCTAATAACATTGTATCTAATGCACCAACCTTAACAATAGTTTCTTGTGCTGATGAAAGATTTTCTATATCTACTGCAACATACATAGAAAGAATACCTTCATTATTTCCTTGTAAGTCTCTATCTCCCATAGCATTTTGTAATTGATAGGCGTTTATTCCTTCATACATAGAATCTTCATATGGTTTTTTAGTATATTCTGAAGATAAAGTGTTTAGTGAAATATTCTTTGGAGAGAACTCATATGTGCAAGTATGATTGGGTTGTAAGATTCTGTAATGGTCTGTGGCTAATGTTCTATCGGTTACTATAATGTGAGTTTCAGTGCCATTACTTCTATCTATTTCGTGTGAAATAACATATGCAAGGGTTGTCGGAACAGACTCAAAAAGGCTCTTTGTATTATCAGCCGCTAAACTACCAACTGTTCCATCATTAGCAACATATGAACCAATTGAAGATGCTAAATAAGTTCCTGTTAAATTGACAAACTTTAGCCATGTATGTTCTCCCGAAGCAGGAATAAAGTATCTTTTGATAGTAGTATTACCTGTGGCGGCATCTGTGCTGTTTAAGTAACTCACATTTATTTTTAGTCTTGGTTTAAATGCTAACATAACTCCATCAGCAAACTTATTGTAATCTAATGTTCCTCCCGAAACTGTCTTTGCTGATTCGTTTGTTTCTTTGTCTGCAAATCTATCACTTAAAGCATATCCTATAATTGATAAATCAGGGTCAGCAGTATCGCTATACATTGTTGCCCCTGTAATTGAAGCACCAACCATTCCAGAATCAGCCAAAGAAGTTCCATCTTCAATTGAAAATCTATCTAAGAAAACTGGTAGCCATGCTTTATTAAATAATTGAGTATTTGATGCGGCGGCTGTGCTTTCAAAAGTTCCTATTCCATCAAAAAGTTCTAAAATCTTTGAAGGGTGATTTGAAACAGAAGCACCAGTTTGACCTAATGGCACATCAGGGTCTAAATCAATTGGAGAAAAGGTATTATGTTTTTTAGTATCGTGGGGAACTGTGCTTCCATTACCTAATACTCTTCCATATTTTACAGCAAATCTTGTTCCATTATCTCCATATCCTAAAGAAGTAGCACTACTGCTAGTTTCAGTTCCAGCAAAATTAATTGCTGCACTTCTAAGCATATGTATTTCATCATCAAAATTAGTAAAAGAATCAGTGCTACCATGTCCTCTAATTAACGCTTTATGTTCATTAGAAGCAACAATTATTTGTTTTCCTGCACCAGTATAATAAGCATTTCCATTTGTTTTAATTGCATCAGCAGAACAAGTTATTACTGTAACTCCACCGACTAAAGCAATACTACCAACAGTTCCAATAAAACGACCTTCACTATCAAGAATATGATTACCAACAGCAGTAGAAGAACTAATATTAGCACTATATGTTATATCAGTTCCACTGATTGAAGCAATAGTTCCAAGACCAGTTATTTCTAAATGTGGATAGTTAAAAACTGGTAGAGTTCTATTTTTACTCGGTGGGTTTTCAGGGTCAAATTGATTAAATGCCCAATCGAAACAAAGTTCAGTAAGTCTCATCAAACCAAATCTGGTTAATGAAGAAAGAGTTTTTTCACTTGAAAGTATTGAAGAAGAAGAATAATTACCATCTTTAAAATTAACTGTTTTACTTACAGTGGCATCATTATCTTTTGTCTCCGAAAACTCTACTAATGAGTTTTCTGTTAAAGCAAGTAAATTATATTTAGTAATATCTCTATTAGCGGTATTTAATAAACTGTCTTTCCTAGTAGATGAGTAAGGAATTAAGTCAGAATTGACAAATAAAAACATTCTTGAGACTTTAGAATCAGGTTGCCATAATATATCTTTTGTAACATATGGTGTTTTTAAACTAGAAGTATTAGTATATGGGTCGGGAGGAAGTAAATATATTTCAGCACCATCAATACTGTTTGTTCCTCCCCCATGAACATTTGTATCAAAAAACATTGAGCCGCTTGGTGGATAGTAACCTCTACTTTCTATCAGTGTTTGTAATCTCTTAACATTATCAGTTTTACCTACTCCTGTTATATTTTCTTTTAAACCACTATCTATATAAAAACCCGGATTAAACTTATAAGAAGAAGCATAATATGGAACTTTTGATGGCTTATCTTCATAATATCCTAAATTAGCAATTGTTCCATAACTACTGTATGTTGGTTTGTGTCTATGAATAATTCCTTTTTCTAAGTTAATTATTCTATAATGAGGGCTTCCATTTCTATCAGTTAAAGTTTTTGAGAAAGAACCCCCACCATAATGCAAAGGCATATCAAGTAAAGAATAAGCACCATCAACAGAAGCAGTCGCATTTCTTGTTGGGTGTAATAGGCCAATTATTTTACCTCCGTGTAAATGTGCGCCATTTAATAAAGCAAGTTCGTGAGTTAATTTAGTTGTTTCATTATAGGTAGAATCACCGGCTAAAGTAGTAATGGCAGTTCCAGAATCAGTTGCAGGTAAATCTCTATCTACATATATTCGGATATTAGAATTACCCCCAAAGAAATTTGCTTGAATAATATACCCAACAAAAGTTCCTGCTAAATAAACAGGATTTCCATGAAACTTTCTTTTATCAGTTGTATTAGATAATACAGTAAATGTTTGACAGACTATATATCTATCCCCTGCATTTATAGCGGCAGTAGTGTTTCCTAATGAAGTAGTAGTTCCAATATCTTGAGTATTAGCCCAATTAACTTCTACTCTACCTAATGCCAAAGGAATATGTGGTGCAATCTCAACTATCTGGTTTCCGTTTGATTCTTCAATAGATAATATATTAAAATCAATCAAAGTATTAATTGTATCAAAAGTAGCATAAGATTTACTGGAAGCATTATCGTCCAACCTTGCTTGAAACAATTCATCTGATTTCATGTTTTTTGCTTCACTTAAATAATATCCTCTTGCGTTTGGATTCGCTGTATTTATTGATGAACCAGTAAGATTTTCAGTTTCAGCACCAGCAACTATTTTTGTTCCACTTTCAAAGAAAAGACCTTTATTTGCTGTTCCATATAAACTTGTAGAGGAACTTACGAAAGAATTGGTCGATAATGCCTTATTAAAAACAGTATATTTAGTTGATGCTTTATATCCTGCTTTAGTAGTAACTTCTCCTTTTGCTACCATTGTTAAAGCCGCCGCACTACTTGAAGTAAAATCTCCTGTTGCATTAACATCTCCCAAATAAACAAAACTGCCACTTGCGGTTTTAGCAAATATTTTTTCTCCTGCTGTTAATGTAATATTCCCACTTACAGTCAATACAGCACTATCAAAAGTAGTAGTAAGATTTACTCCAAGTGCTGTTAATTTATTATATGGGCTGTTGGTAGAATAAACAATGTCTTTTGAGAATAATGTATTCTTTTCAATAATAGGGTCAAGTAGTTCTCTTAGTTTATCAGCACCATTGGCGAGCATGATTGTTTGCCCACCTTCTTTTTCTTGCCTTAATCGAGTTATTCTACCATTTAACTTTTCATTATATATGATATATTGTCCTGTCATTTGGTCTAATGCAGTAGCACTGTCATATGCTTGTGTAGCGAAAGATAATGTAAGCAAACCAGTTTCTCCAATGTATGAACTTACTTCCGCTTCTAATTGAGAAAACTTATCACTAATTAAAGAAACATATAAATTGTCTTGCCTACTGTCAAGCATTTTCATTCCAGTTAAAAGAGTTCCATCTGTTGTATTCCAAGCCCTTCTATATACTATTGTATCAGCAGGGATAGAATTATTGCTACTAAGAATAGCCCAAGATGATTCATTTTCTGCTCTATTGCGTAACTTAAATCTTAATCTTGTAGATTCGACAGTATCTAAAATGTAAATAGTTGAACCTACTAATACTTCATCCCCAACATTAAAGTAAATTGTTAAGTCCACAGGAGTATTCATATCATATCTCGATTCGTTATCTCCATTTACATCTTTAAATGCACTTATTGTTACCCCTAATGAAACCCAATCATTAAAATCACCCCTATGAATCATGTGTCGGATTCTTAAAGGGTCGTATGTATTTATTTTTTTAGAAAGTATTCTATAAGAATCCGCTATTTTCATTTCTGCAAATCCGCTTTTTTTACCAATAGATTCTTCTATTTCTAAATCTACTATATTAGCAGTAGAATTATTTTTAGTTGGAGAAAAATCGTAATGTAAATATCTTGTTGGGCCTTTAAACGAATAAGTAGCATTCCCGCTACCATCATTTATTGTATCATCAGTATCTCTTCTTGCGTTTGGTGCAAAAGTATCATAATTAGCATCATCTTGGCTTGCTAATGCAGGAGTAACACTACTTCCAGCACCAGTTTGACTTTCATTTAAAGTATAAGTTCCTATTACATCTTGAGTTCTTAAATTATCTGAAATGCTAGCGTTTAAAGAATATTTACTGTAATCTACCACTACTTGCCCATAATTAGTAACTGTTACAAAAGTTACTTTATCTTGTGCTGAATCTAAAGTAACGCTTGAGCCATCTCCTTCTGCCTTAACTCTTGCAAAATATTTAGTATTATGGTCTAATTCATCTTTTTTATCTAATGAATCAACAAACCAAAAGTGAGGTCTTGCTACATGTAATGAATCTTTTAAGTCTTGCTTAATACCTGCTGAAAAAGCAACACCTTTTGAAGTAATTGCTGGCCCTTTGTATAATTTAAATTTAGTTCCTTCAGCAATTTCATTTCCTAATTTTGGCTCAAAGTCAAAGGAATCTCCTAATACATCACTTGTTTTAATTTCTGTAATTCTAGCAAAGTGGTGTTTTAAGTGGTTGTCGGAATGAATCAAAACAAAATAGTAATGGGTGTCAATATTAGGTGAAGCCGTTGCGGCATCTATTGTTGCTAAACTTACTCCCGTAGATGATACCGTATCAAAACAATGAATGTTATATCCTTTAGTTACAGATAGATTTTCGTATTCTGCTTGAAGAGTTGCCCCACTTATCACTTCATTATATGCGCTTTCTTCGCTATCATCAGTATAAATAGCCGAAAATAAAACATCTCCCGTAGTATAAGATGTTACACTTCTTTGAGTTGTCATTCTTGGATTAGTCGGAACATCAAAATTATATGCGGTTGTTGAACCTGTGGCAAAAACATCTAATGTCATAAGTCCACCTCTTCAAATCTAAAGTAAAATAATGTATCGTTATAATTTGGTAGTAAATTAGTAGTAGATGGAAACCTTCTACGAATAACAGAAGTTAAACACATTTCATGCATTTCTCCCATAAACTGTTTATTAGTAATTGCGCTAAATCTACCAGTTGAACCACTACCTGTTGCGCCTATAAATAAATCTTCGTCTTCAAAAGAAAATGTTCCAGATTGTCCATGAGTTGCAGTTTTAACCAATAAGCCGTTTAAGTATATTCTTAATTCTTTAGGTGATTCAGCATAGGTGCAAGCAATATGAAATGAATTGTTAATATATGTTGGGTCGGCATAAGTCTTACGGAAAATGATGCTTTCGTCAGCGATATTGGCCCCGTATGCGCTCGATAGTGTGATAGTGTTGGCTGATGTGTCCGTCGAAGAAACGGTTCCTATGGAGGTAAAAGTGAAGCCATCTTGTATGTATAGTTGCTCTCCGGCTGAGATTGTATTGGCATCTACTGCATGACAAGTAAGTGAAGTTCCACCCGAAGAAAAAGCACTACTCAATTTTGCGGCAAAATCATATTCAATCCTTCCTTCTTCATTAAAACCACCATGTAAATCATTATCATTTGAATATACCCATGTTCTATTTTTAGTTGGTAAAATAACAACATTATCAGTTAAAAACTCTTCAACTGCTCCACTACTTAATTTGATTCCTACTAATATTTTATATTCGGCAGGTTGATTAGCAGTAGTAGTAGTAGCGTTCTTTAATGAAACATAAAAATTAGTGCTAGAAAATATTCGCATTTCATGTGTAATTCTATCAGCAACAGGTAAATATTTTTCACTTTGGTGATTAGTCAATGTAGTTTGATGCCCACTATTGGGCATAACCTTTGTTGATGCAGTAAGTGTTCTTCCTCTCAAAGTAGTATTAAAAGCACCATTTATATCATAAGGTGTAACAATAGATTCAAAGGTAAAGTCTCCACTATGCGACCAAATGCCATATCCTATATCATCAGCCGAATCCGGCACATTATCCGAGTAATCTATTTTAACATGTCCATTACACATAACAGGAAAAACCAACGCTCGTTGTTTTCCTATTAAAGTATCATACATTTAATCACCTCAAGGAACAACAGATGCAACTTCAAATTCTATACTAAAAGATAAATCATGTGCTTCCGCTTCAAAATTGGTAGTAAAACTTCTTATAAATCCAGTCATTCCTGTATCGGTAGAAGAATCAGGAAATACTGAAAATGGACTTGGAACGCCTTTATTATCTTTAGTATTTGAACCACCTCTTGAACCGAATGTTAATGGTATTAAAGTTCCATTACTCCTGTCTGTCGTATCTAATGCTGTCCAAGTTCCACCTGCGGCTAAACAATCAGTTTTATTGTTTTTACCAGAAATATTACAAGTTCCACTTATTTGATAATCGCTTCTCACAAAAGAAGGCATCAATACAACTAATTCTGAAAAGGCTTGATTCTTAGCAAATCCTGTTGAATCAACACCTGCTGCAATCATTTGAGCAACTTCGTGTGCGGTAAAAGTTAATGTTGTATTTACCCCATCAATCGTTTTTGTAATAGAAGTATCGGAGATAAAACCACTTAATGAAATACCTTTCGTAGCCATTCCTAAATCCAACGCTGCTGTAATGGATTCACCTGCCGCTACACCAGATAAAGGAACGGGAAATGCAGGAATTGTTTTTGTTACGGAAATGCCAACACTT